GTAAGGATCGAGCTTCTGGACAGCGCGATCCTGGCCTATTGGCAGTGCGCTGAAGGAAAACAGCAGCGCCGCCAGCGCGCAAGTTACTGACAGGGTATACGACCCTGTTGGCATAATACCGATACCACCGGGTTAAGTGGGAAAGGAGATATGACCATGTCCGAATTTACACCCATTACCACACAGGAAGCCTTTGACGCTGCGATTTCCGACCGCATCAAACGCGAGCGCGAAACAATGGCAAGGAAGTACGGCGACTACGACGACCTGAAAAGCAGGGCCGCTGAGTATGAAAAGCAGATCGGCGACCTGACCAAAGCCGCGGAGGACAACGCCAAAAAGTATGCCGGGTTCGACAAGACCCTGGCAGAGCTGAATGCCAAGGTCAAGAGCTACGAGTCCGGCTCGGTAAAAACGCGTATCGCTCATGAGCTTGGCTTGCCTTACGAATTGGCGGGACGCCTCTCCGGCGAAACAGAGGACGACATCCGCAAAGACGCCGCAGTGCTGAGCAAGGCGCTGGCGGCTGCAAAGCCGGGTCCCACCGCCCCACCGCTGCGCTCGACTGAGCCGGCCGGGGGCGATAACAAGCGGGCGGCCCTGCGTACACTGACCAACCAACTGACCAACCAAGCAACTGATTGAAAAAGGAGAGTAAAACATGGCTGACATTTTGAGCAAAGGGAGTTTGTTTCCCGAAGAGCTGATCCCTGAATTTATCGAGCAGACCCGCGGCGCGTCCGCGCTGGCCAAGCTGTGCGCTGCACGGCCGATCCCCTTCAACGGCACCAAGGAGTTTACCTTCTCGCTGGATAAAGAGGTGGATATCGTGGCTGAGGACGGGGCAAAGGGCAAGGGCGGCGCGACCCTCAGCCCCGTGACCATTGTGCCCCTCAAGATTGAGTACGGCTGCCGTATTTCCGATGAGTTCCTTTATGCCTCCGAGGAGGCGCAGCTGGACTATATGGGGGCGTTTGCGGATGGCTTTGCAAAAAAGGCCGCGAAGGGCCTGGACCTGATGGCGTTCCACGGCATCAATCCCCGCACCGGTACCGCGTCCAGCGTGATCGGCAACAACCATTTCGACAGCAAGGTAACGCAGGCCGTCACCATTGCCAGCGGGGATAAGCCCGACGATAATATCGAGGCTGCCATCGCGCTGGTGCAGGGCGCGGAGAACGAAGTCAATGGCATGGTCATGGCGCCGCTCTTCAAGGGCGAGCTGGCCAAGCAGACCGCCGCCGACGGTGCAAAGCTTTATCCGCAGCTGGCTTGGGGGAATAACCCCGGCATGATCAACGGGCTGCAGGTGGAAACCACCAGCAACCTTTCCGCGAATTCCAGTGTGGACCGCGCGCTGGTAGGCGATTTCGCCAACACCTTCCGGTGGGGCTACGCAAAGGAGATCCCCATCGAGGTGATCAAGTACGGCAACCCGGACAACGATACCACCCTGGGCGACCTGAAGGGGCATAACCAGATCTATCTGCGCGGCGAGATGTACATCGGCTGGGGCATCCTTGACCCGTCTGCCTTCGCCATCATCAAGGCCGCCTCGGCCGGCTGATCGGAGGTGCTCAGGATGGTTTACCGCAACACCGTGACCGACGCTCTGATCGAAACGAGCTGCCAGGTATCCGGCGGCAATTGGGTAGCAGTACCGACCGCCGCCCAGGACCAGGAAGCGGGCACCCAAGGCGAGGAAGCGGGTGCCCAGGGCCAGGAAGCGGGTGCCCAGGGTCCGCAGGAACGGCCTCCGGCGCCGCCTGCGGGAAAAGCCCGGAAAGCCAAGGTGAGCGGGCAGTGACCTATGCAACGGTGGACGACTTGACGGCCTTGTGGCGTCCGATGGGTGCCGCGGAACAGG